TTTTCTTCATAAGAGTTCTTGAAGAAGTACATTCCACTACCATCAGTGCGTACCTTACCCTTCATGTTCTGCATATCGTCAATGGACTGTTCGCAAGTTTGAGATTTTTTGAAAGCTTCTGAGAACTGTTCCATAGTCTCCAAAGAACCTGATAAACTAATCATCTTGAGATCATCGTCCATAGCAAACCCGATGAAGTCTGAACGCTCGAATCTAATCGCTGACTCCCCTTTCTCAAGTTCCTTCTCTAAGTTATACGCTAATGATCCTCTGCTGGATCCACCTAAAACTTTTTGTAGTAGGACTCTCTCTGAAAGCTTCTTCCTACCTAGCTGTGTCCCTACTAGACCTTTAGAGTTCTCGTAGATGCCCTTAAGCCTTGCTGCTGCCCCTGGTAATAGCTTGTCAAGGTTCCTTATCCTATCACGATCAACCTCTGTTAGAAGGCTGAATACAGGGTCCATGTCGTAAGGATCCTGTTGAGGCACAGCCTCACCCGCTGCTTTTTCAGGTTCGGTCTGCCCCTCCCCAGCCCACCAATTGTTAATAGCTATAACATCTTCATCGCCTAAGGTGTTTAGGCTACGCTGTCCTCCACCGAAAGGGCCACCTTTAATGTAAGGATTACCTTCCTGGCTTTTACCTACAGTAGCCTCAGACCCACCTTCGGGAGGTGTTTGAAGTTGAGACGCTCCGTCCTGCATACTATTGGCTAGAGTTAAAATCTCTATGTACCCTTGAGTTCCACCCATGGGCTGCTCATGTAATCTACCGTAGCTCTCAAGGAGTAGTCTCGCAAACTTCATCATTTTACTATATTATATTAAAAGACCCAACCCAACATTCGCTGGGTTGGGTCAACTTACTTTCTGTTTTTTATCACGCGGTAGTGTCGCCTTCGATGATAAAGAAATCGTATCTAAATGTTACTTCGACAGTATCAAACTCGTTGGTGGAGTAGTTCTTTTCTGCTTTTGTAAACTTCTTTGGGTATAAACCCTTGAACTTTACAAGTTGAACAGGCTCATTACGACCATTAAGTTCGATAAGCTCTGCGTTAAGCTTGAACTGACCAGGAGACTGAAGGAAGGCTGAACCGTACTCCCCTGTGATAGGATCGTAAACTGTTCTCATGTACTTGTAAAGCTGGTGACCTGTCTTAGTTGCTAGAAGGTTATCAAAGGTTACAACTAGCTCCTCTTGAGAGGGTCTACCTGGGTAGTAAACCTTATCATTCACTCTACCAACCTCAATGTCCTCAACTTGGTAACCGATTCCGTTAACCTGCTTGGCAGCAAGTGTTAGAGGCTTAGAGAAAGTTTGAGGAACTTCGATCTCGTTTGGTGGGAAGAAGGTCATCTCCCACTGATATGTTCTTACCGAATCAAGATCTTGTGAGATAACAGGAAGTCCTTCACTTTCAGAAAGGTCTCTGTTTAGTTGTGTGGCGTAGTAAGAATTTCTAACTGGCATGATTTAATCCTCTATTTATCAGGAAGATAGGTTAGCTGATTGGCTAACTAGGTTAAGCTCAAAGACAACGATCTCCGCAGCTTTTGTAGGCTTGATTAAAACCTTACACCAGAGTTCGTTTCTATCAACTCGTACAGGTGTGTTGGTAGTTTCATCACAGACAACCTTGAACTCTGTGATACCTCTTCTTCTGCGAATGTCATCTAGAAGTGGCTGAACAACATTCACTACACGATCCCAGGTTGTAGAATCGTTGGGCTCGAAAACGAACTGTCGAGTAGATGCGAGAAGGATCTTACGAATGATGATCATAAGCCTGCGAACATTTACCCTATCAAGAGCAGAGGCAGTTCTTTGAGCGGTTCTTTGACCAAAGATTGTTAGTCCCTGCTGAGGGAAGTTAACAAGAGGGTTAACAACATTACCACCGCTGTACATAGTGTCACGGTCACCTTGGTTTACGGCAACCTCTACATCAACGGGCTTAGTAAGTCTACCTCTAATGTAACCAGCAGGAGCAAACCAAGATTCAGCAACCTCATCAGTGAAGCACATCTGCCTGATTGCGAAAATGGAAGGGTCGTACCAGCGATCAATCTGAGCGAACTGGTCGTAAACCTTTACCCAAGGCCAGTAAATTGCTGCGTAGTTACTGCTGATAGCGGCATTTCTGTAAGTTGAAAGGCCGTTACTCCAATCAATAGCCTCCTGTACACCACCTACGGCGTAAGGAGGAGCGACTACTGCTATGAAGTTTTGAGTAGACTCTGCTAAAGTTATCAGATTGTTCTGAACACTTGTTGAGTATACGCCTGGAACGGCAGCCATTGAGATGTTGAGAAGATCATCGTCAAGAGCATAAATTCCTGTCTTATCGGAGCTATTACCTATAAGAGCAGCATCTCTCTCGGAGCTTGTTGCAGGAATACCACTATCACCACCAGCCATGCTGGTAGTCCCTTGTAGCATCTTAGCAAACCTAGGATCAACAGCCGCCTGTGATATATCAGTTATCGTTTTTGTAACAGCGTCAGCGGTTTCACCATCGGAGCCACCACCAGTACCGACAACCTCACCACAACCTATGGACTGAATAGTGTCATAGAAAGCAGGGATCGCAGTTGCGGTAAAGTCTACACCTTCAGAGAAGAAGTTTGCTTTGATGTAAGCAGACTTTGCATCAACCTCCCCTGTGTTAATAACATCCTCAGCGAATGCTCCAGATGCGATAAGGGAGATGTCGAAGGATTCGGCAGCAGCACCATTGTTATTAACCTGTAGGCTAAGAGTAGGCCCGCCAGCGGGAAGAATCTCAATAGTGTTACCAGAAACGCTACCGTCTGTCTTAAGACCGTAGTTGTAACCATTACCTGCGTATAGAGACTCTACTTGGTAGGAAATTGACCCAGTACCTGTCTTGATGAAGGACATACCTCTTGTGGTAAGAGTAGCACATCTATCAGCAGGGCGAGGAGCACCACTAGCGGTTAGGGGTATGATAGCGTCAGCTAGGGCAGTGTAAGCTGAGTCACTGTATGCACTTACGGAAAGACTAGCACCAGAGCCAGCGTAACTGCCGACTACCCACCCAGTAGTAAGATCGGAGGGATCAAAATGGAATGCTACTTTTGAGCTTCTTAATCCACCCCCTAGAACTTGAGAGAGGGCGTAAGCTTGGTCACTGGCCGTTGAAGCAGGAATAGCGAAGGTTCTAGGTGATGCGAACTGAGCGATACCCTGATCGTCTGTAACCTGAATCTTTAGGTATAGTGGGTTGTTAACGCCGAAGTCGTTGGCGGAAAGTGTAAACGCGGGAGCAGAACCGATACCTACGGTTGCGGATGCGTCAGCTTTTGTATCATCATCGACGGCTCTTACAAAGTATACTGAGTTAGTAGCCTCAAGGATTTCCAAAGCACCCTCAAGCCCTTGGCCGTAGATGCCCTCAGAGGGCTCACCGAAAGTTTGAATGAGGCGCTCCTGACTGGTAATAAGGGTTGGAATGTTCTCAGGACCCTTGTTGGCAAATCCAACAAGACCCACGACAGAAGGGTTAATTGATACAGGGTAGTCAGAGATATCTTTCTCTAGGACATAAACACCAGGACTCACGAAGTTTGCCATTTAATTTACCTCAAGCATTCTTTATTTTGAAGATTCTACGCTTGGCGCAGTTCATTACTTGCTCCGTAATGTAGGACTCAGGAACAACTATTGTTTTTTTAGGAGACATCCAAACAGTTTCCAAACCTTTCTCAGTCATGAGAAAAATGTCGAAGGCTTGTAGGCTGTTATTAGTAATTGATTTCATCATAATTGAACTCCTATTCTATATACCGTCACTGAACCTGTTTTTGGAAAAGTTTTTTCAAGGCATGAACCACGCCTCTGTATTGAAGTATTCTATCTTGCCAGTGTTGGTTATCTTAAACTTAGGGCTAGGGATGTAAGCCTCTACGGAGAGGTTGAATGTCTTTCGTATTAACCTGTCTTCCTTATCTCCCACCTCAGATACAGAAGCATCGGTTTCAGATGTTAGGAATGTCTTAACTACCTCGGAAAAAGGTGTAACAAGGTTCATGCTAGGGTTGAACTTCATACGAATCGAGGCTGATAATTGATCCATATCCGAAACATACTTAGTCCATAGATTGAGGGAATACTCTAGCCTGACTGGGACATCAGCGAAACTAACGATTCTCTCTGCTCGCTGGGTGTCCTCGTTCCATAGCTTTCTTTGTATGAGAACGGGCTCAAACCTTCTCTTACCTACATCCTCAGATACATTTGTCATAAGCACAGATGCATATGGAAGTATTAGGTTATTCTCTTGGAACATCTTGGCGACCGCACGCTCAGACCTTCCATGATGCATGGAAACATTCTGAACTCTTTCTTGATCGTCAACATAGTAAAGGTTGAACTGTGAAAGTAAGGCTCTAAGTATCTCCTTGTATACTTTATTTGAGAACTTAGCATCCTTCATAATCTCATAGATTCTGTTCTGAAATAAAATATTAGTGGATCTACCTGTAGGCAAGCTAGAAAGCTTTACATCCGTTCTCTCTACCATCTCAGATAGAAGATCTTCTATTGTCTTACCAGTGAAAACACTTTCTATATATTCATTACTCAAGGTCTAAGTACCCCCCAACATCATCTGCCCTATCCGTAAGCGGCTGGTTTTGAGACTCCTCATCGTCACGGAGGAGCTTGGCGGTGCATACTAAATGATAAACACCGTACATCTCGAAGCTGTCTTCTTGAACCTCAGTAATCTCATACTTTTGATTCTGGAACTGGGGTTGTATTCTATCCCCTACCTTAGGTGTTCTACTAAGCTCTGCTTCGATGTAAGACTTGTTGAACACAAACATCTGATCGTTCGTTAACTCAATACCAAAGTTAGATAGCACCTCCTCTACGATGCTAGGTTCGTAATGCCCATAAACTAGTAAGGGCTCAGAGACCACGGCCTTGTTCTTGGCTTCTAGATATACATCGTCATAACTGTCCTGAATGTAAGCTTTGAAATATTTCAAAGGAGATCCTGAGATTCTTATAATCTCGTCATCGATGAGATTAAACAAGTTAACATCAGGATTTTCAGGATCATAAAAAGATAACGGGGTCCCTCCCTCCAACTTGGGAAGGTTTGGCATCTGTCTATTAACTTTAAATCTCTTTGCCATCAGCCTGTAGTAAACATGGGAGGTTCTTCAACCTCATTCATTAGCTCATCCTTTAGAGCAGCCTTCTCTTGAGTGGCTTCCTGAACAAGCTGTGCTCCGTTTAATTGAGTTCCTCCTCCTGGGCCAGGAACTACGGCGAACTTACCTCTAATTTGTCCTAGAAGCATCTTGGCGCAGGCACCAGCGTACTTCTGTATCCAGTTACGCATCTTAGGTGTCATGGTCATGGAGTTGATACCCCTATATTCAAGTATAGCCACATCCCCTATGGAAGGTGTTGGATAAAGTTGAAGGTATTTACCATCAAGAATATCCCAACCACCGTCTTGACCTAAAACTCGCCTAGTAGTTTCCAAGGTAGACTGGAGAAGGTAGTAATCACCTATTCCAAAGTTATCAAATAGGTAGTTGTCTTGGAAATACTTAATAAAGAAATCGAACTCAAGTGTTCCTGCTTGAGATTGTATACTAAGTAAACTCTTCTTGAAGGTTACATAAGATAGATTCTTTAAAATGTAGTTAGGAATCTCATAAACATTCGTACCCGCAGAAGTGTTGAATGCTGCGTACTGTCTGGTGAAATGAGGAGCGTGGTAGTCTAGCTCTGTGATGGCTTCATCGATGCACATCTTTAGCTGATGATCTACAAGCTCAACTCTTACTACAGGGTGACCTAAAATGGCTAAAACATAATCACGAACCTGCTGCTCGAACTCTGTGAACTCTACAAGGTCAGTCTGTTTTGTCTTGTTAAGGTTATCGACATCAATCTCATCTGCGTCAGGAGATTGATGATCATTCAGATTCTGACTCGCTAGATTCGAGAAGCTGTTCCCGTATGTCGTTACTGTTGGTCTTCCGACTATTGCCACTTGATCTCCTCCGTTTAGTAGGTTTTTCTTTTACAGGACTGATGAGTTTTAAATACTGATAGCTTAACTCTACAGAGGATTCTATGATTTGATTTGGCCTAACCTCTGTTATTTCGTTCTCAATGTTCAATAACATGGAGAATTTACAAGTGCTCCTGTACTTATACATCATTAGTATATAGTGCTTTTAAATAAAAAAGAAGCCCACTCCCCAGATTTTGAGGAGTGGGCTCTAATTATTGGTCACCTATCAGGCGTTCTTGAAGGGGATAGTTAGTCCACCGTCACCAACAATTCTGATGATTCTGTAGAATCTTGATGCTGGAGCAATAGCGACCTTACCGTAGCGGGTAAGGATGCCCTTTCTGGGCTGGAAGCTCTCAGGATCAGTGATGGTGGGTAGTGCCTGGAAGGGGATGTATGGAGCATACACGAAACCACCGTCCATGGGGCTACCACCTTTGTAACCCATCATAATCTCACCCTCTGGGTAGAGGGGGTCAACATACAGATCGTAACGACCCATGAACTTACCACGGTACTGGATCTGACCAGGGCCGAAGTTAGTTGGGGCGTCAGAAGCCTCGATGCCACCAGTTAGGCGAGCAGCGGTCTCAAGAAGGACTGCAACAACGGGTGAGCAGACCATCCAGTTACCAGCACCACGCTGAGTTGTCTTGTAGATATCCTGCGAAGCAAGGTTGATAACTGCAAGAAGGTTAGCGTAGATGTCGCCAACATGGCGAGGAGCAAGGTTGAGTGCGCTTGAGTTGAAATCAATCAGGAACACATTCTTGTTGTTGGTGCTAACACCAGGAAGACCTAGATCAGAACCGTCAGAACCGAGGAATTGGAACTGACCGAAGGATGAGTCAA